AATCACGTTTACTTATGATACTTATTTAGGAACATTTACTCAAGATGCTAATTTAACAACTGACCAAACTATTACAATAAGAAACCAAGTTCCAGATATTAAAGTATTAGATTTTTTAAGAGCATTTTTTAATATGCATAACTTGACTGCATTTTTAAATTTTAATGGTGAAGTAGTTGTAAAAACATTAGATAGCTTTTATAGTGGTGGAGATACTTTTGATATTACTCCATTTGTAAAAACAAATGAACATACAGTAGGTGCAACAGTTCCATTTAGTGAAGTAGATTTTGAATATGCAGAACCAAAAAGCATTTTAGCACAACAGTTTCTAAACACTAATAACCAAAAATACGGAGAACTTAATTATTTATCTGATATAACTAAAAGTAAAAAGTATGAAATTAAAATACCTTTTGAACATATGCTTTATGAAAGGTTGCAAGATAAGACAAGTGGTGTTTTTACTCAAGTTCAAGTTGGTAGTTTTTTAGATGATGATTTAAACCCAAGTATTGGACAACCTTTATTATTTTATGGAGTTGCAAGAAGTGGTATTTATGCAAGCCCAATAAACTTTTTATATAGCACAAGACCTGAAACATATGGTGCTTTATGTCCAACAGGCACTAATCACACATTAAATAACTATTGGATGCCACACAATTCAAATGAATTAGGTACATCTACAACAGCTCCTACATACAACTTAAACTTTGGTAGTGAAATAGATAGTTATCAATTAACTGATTATGGTGGTAATAATAACAGTTTATTTCAAACTTATTATACTAACTACATAACAAGAGTATTTAACAAAAGAACAAGGATATTTAAGTACAATGCAATACTACCATTGAAAGTTTTATTGAATCTAACATTAGATGATTTGATTGTAGTTGGCACAAGAGCTTATACAATAAATAAAATGTCTACTAAACTGCAATCAGGAGAAACCAATTTTGAACTACTAAACGAACCATCATGAAAATAATATTAGAAGCATTAGAATTTTGTAAAGACAACAAGTTGTATGACAAGCACATAAATATTGCATTAGGTATTAACAAAGTGCCACTAACACTTAGAGAAGGTTTTAACCAATTAAGAATGAAAAAATGATTACTAAGATATTTGAAATAATAACTAAGACTGATAAATCTGTTAAAGAGGTTGATAATTTAAATAAAAGTTTAGAAACAACTAATGATGAAGTATCGGAATTAAAAACATCTAGCAAAGCATTGGGAGTATTAAAAAATGGTGCAAAAGGTGTTGCTGGTAGTTTTAAAGCAATGGGAACAGCACTTAAAGCTGCTGGTGTTGGATTAGCTATTGCAGCATTTGGCTTATTAAAAGAATTGTTTGAATCAAATCAAAAAGTAGTAGATACTTTTAATATTGCTTTTGAATCATTATCGATAGCTTTTAATGACTTCTTTAATTTTATATCTAAAAATGTTAGTGCAGTATCTGAGTTTTTTAAATCTATTTTTGATGATCCTTTAGCATCAGTTAAAGCATTAGGTAATGCAATAAAAAATAATATTATTGAAAGAGTAAAATCAGCTCTTGAAGTATTTGGCTTTTTAGGTAAAGCAATGAAAAAACTATTTGCTGGTGATTTTAAAGGTGCAATAGATGAAGTTAAAAATGCTGGTACTGAATTTGTAGATGTATTAACTGGTGTAGATGATTCAGTAGAAAAAGCTACAGAAGTAGTAAACAAAGGCGTAACTGCATTAACAGAATACACTAAATCTACATACGAACAAGCTAAATCTAATGTTGAACTAAAAAAATCTGCTGAATTAGCAACAGTAGCAAATCAAGGTTTAATAGAAAAATATGATTTACAAGCTGAATCATTAAGGCAAATAAGAGATGATGAAAGAAAAAGTATAGAAGAAAGAAAGAAAGCCAATGATGAACTTGCTTTAGTATTAGATAAGCAAGAAAAAGCAATGCTAGCTAATGCTCAACTT